ACGCCTGCCCGTACAACCCGCCCGTCAGGAGGTTTGCCGCACGCTGGGCAAACCCCGGGTTGTAGTTCGCGGCCTCCTGCAAGGCGTTCTTGTCCTGGAGGAACCCCGCCATTTCGGTGGCGTCCGAACCGCGTCCAACGCCCGGCATCCCGAGCCTTCCGGCAATGCCCCCCGACAGGAAGTTTGCCGCGTTTGCGAGGAAGTTAGCCATGGGTCACGTCCTTGATCTTTGAGCGCATCCACCGCGCGATGGTCCTTTGCAATCGCGGCTTGCCCTCCAACCACCCCGCAATCGAGCGGGAATGCCGGTTGTAGGCGTTCCGGAACCAGTCCGGGGCCACGAGTTCCTTCCAGAAGTAGAAGGCTTCCCATTCGCCCGGGATGCAAAGGCGGGCGACGTGGCACATGGCCAAGCCCCCCGAGAGCGATCCGATGGCGCTTGTGACGCCCTTGGCGATGGCCAGCGGGCTGTTGGCCTGCGATGCCTGAAACTCGTTCTGCGCGTTTTGAAGGGCGAACTGGCTGCCCATCTGGAGAAGCTGGCCGGGGCCTGCCTGCTGCATTCCCTGGAGCAACCCAGGTCCACCCGTCGCCACGGCACCCTGTTGCAACCCGCCAAGCTGCGCGGCCTGCGAGACGATTGGGGCCAACCCAAGCGCCGACTGAATGTTTGCAATGCGTTGCTGCCCAAGGGCTTGGCCCTGTTGCTGGGCTGCAAGCTGGTTTGCAAACGTCTGCTGCGCCGCGCCTGTGCGCTGGCCGGTCGCCGCGAGGATGTTCTGGAAGCTCTGCTGCGCCAGCCGGTTGCGCGTGTCGGACGTCGATTGGCCCGACTGGAGGAGGCCCATGGCCTGCGCGCGTCGTTGCTGGTCCATCTGCGCCGTCGCCTGCGACACCCCGAGGGCTTCTCGCAGAGCCGATGCGTTGCCGAGGATGTTTCCGGTTGCAGCGCCACGGGCACGCAACGCCTGTTGCACGCCGCGTTCAAGGCCCGGCGGAAGGCTGCCCGTCTGGCCAAGCTCCCCGAGGATTTGGCGCTCCAGGGTGGAACGAATGTCCGCCGTGGTCCCCGTGTCGGCCATCTCGGGGGCGTTGGCGACCCGTTCAAGCTCCGGGGCAGAAATGCGCGTCGGCGCGTTGGCGTCCTCGCCTTGAAGGCCCCTGAGAAACTGGTCGTAGAGCCTGTAACGCTCCGGGTCCGCAGCCTCCAGCTCCGCGCGGCGTTGCTTGGCAATGTCCGTGCCGTACTTCCTGGACGTCTCAAGCTGGATGCCAGCCAGCTCCGGGGCCATCTGGGCCAGCGCCCGGGCCGTCTCGCGCGTGACGTCGATGTCGGAGATTCCCGAGAAGTCGTAGTTCCTGGTCTCGCCCGTGGACGGATCGACGTAGGAACCCTTGGTCCCAAGCCGCGCCGCCGCCTCGATTTGCCGAAGCAACGGGTACGTCTCGGACTGGGCCATGACGGCCTCCCGATTCGCCGCCGCCATGTCCGGTGCCTTGTAGGATCCTCCCATGCTATGCCCTTTCGATCTTCACCCCGTTGAACCGCAAATACTTGGAAAGTTCAACCAAGAACAGCCTGTCCCCGCGTCGAACGCGCCTTCCGCCCAGCGCCTTTGCCTTGCATCCGTCCCGTTTCATCACAAGCGCGAGCTGGTTTAGGAGCACCTGAAAGACCAGCGGGCAGGATGCCACCACCAAGTCCACCCAAACCATGGTCCCGTCCGGGCGGTGCATCATGGGGCTTTCGGCCTCCGTGCCCGAGTTGACGTATCGAATCAGGCCGATGCCAACGCATTCCTTGCCGTCAAAGACGATGCCGCAATGGTTCCGGCCCATGAACCACGACACCCACGACACGATCTGCTGGTCCGTCCATGCGTCGAAGGTCCTGCCCTTGGCCCGGAGAAGCCTGACAACCTCGTTGACGACGTGTTCCCCTGTCATTGTTGCGGCCTGATGGGGTCCAGGTATGCGTTCAGGACGGTCGAATGAAGGGACAGCCTTCCACCCGTGAGCGCGTTGGTCGAAACCTGCAACTGAATGGAGTTCCAACGGCCCCTTGAAATCAGGTTCCACGCCCGCAAGTGCTTCTGCCGCAACGTCGGTGATGGGATGACGTAGCCGCTTTCAAGGGGCGTGAAGGTGGCCCCCATGTCGGCGGAATAGCCCACGGTCACGACCGGGCTCCACGTCGTGAACGGGTTGTTGATGGCAACCTGCGCCGTGTACCCCGTCTTCTGGGACAGGGGTTCCTGGAAGTTGTAGGCCCGGGTCGTGACAAGGCTCTGGTACGGGTTGCCCGCGTCGGACCAAGTTGAAATGGGTGCGGGGGACGTGCGCGAGTTTGGAACGTAGTCGTTGAAGGTGAACACCTGCCCGCCGCCCGGGTTGGTTCCAACCGAACCGGCAAACATGAGCCTTGGCCCCTGCCAGGCAAACGCGGTCGGGAAGAAATCCCGCACGTTCCAGCCCGTCCATCGGCCTATCCACGCCCTCGCAAGCGCATGGTACACCAGAATCACGTTGGCGGTGGTTTGCGTGGCCCCAAGGGGCACCGAGAGCATGTAGCGGTTGCCATGGAAGATGCCATCGCACACGGCCAGCGACGCCTTGTTGACCTGGCTCCAAAGGTCGTCAATCGGGGCGGACAACGGAAGGCCCACGTCGGTTTGCGTTCCAGCCTGAATCTGCGACAGGGACCGAACCCCGTCCCGGGACAGGAAGAAGACATCCGCCCCAACCGCTGCAACGCTCCGGTGGGAGACGCACCCGATGTTTCCGGACAGGACTTGGATGGTCCAGTCGGCCGGGTCCTGCGTCGGGTCGGCGTCCACGAGCCACGTTGACCGTTCCTTGAAGACGACGAGCTTGTACCCGAACCACGAAAACAGGCCCGTGATGGGGTCGCCGTCGCCCCCAACGCGAACGCTCCCAGCCGGGTCCCACGTCTCGCCGTCCAGGATGTCGGAGAAGAAAAGCGTGTCCGGCGTGTTGGCCGTGTCAGCCGATGCGCAAAACAGCCGGTTGGTGTGGCTGACAAGGAAGCGGGGCTTGGCCGGGGGCGACAACGAGACGTAGGCAACGGCGTGGGCTCCTCCCCCGCCACCAATGGTTACGGATGGGGCCGTGGTGTATCCGCTTCCGGGGTTGGTGATGTTGATGGAAAGCACGTTTCCATCATTCCCAACAACCGCCTCTGCGGTTGCCGTGATTCCAGAAGGCGGAGCCGCAATCGTGACGGAAGGGATTGCGGACAGGTTTCCACCCTGATTTATGACGTCGATGCGGGACAGTTTACCGGCCACAATGGACGTGTTGTTGTTGGCTGCCGTGATGTAGGCCAGCGTCGAGGCCCCGTCGCAGTAATACAGCCGCTCGTTGAGCTGGGCGAAGAAGACGTAGGTGGCCGATGCGTCAAAGGTTGCGCCTGCAATCTGGGTCCATGCAACGGATGGCGTTCCAAAGTAGAGCCTTCGATTGCCGGAGGTCGTGAGCGCGGCGACGACCCGTTCCTGCGCGGACGTGTCGAAGTAGAACGCGGACAGGATGTTGGCGTCCGTCGGGAGGTTTCCGCCGTAGTACACGCCCGTCAGCGATGAATGCGTGGACGTGATGTCCTCGTGGTTCCGGTCCTCGGATGCGCCCAACAGCGACGTGCATCCCACGCGGCTTTCCAACACCCCGAAGGCGTCGTAATCCATGTTGAGCGCATCGGCGTAGGCTGTGGCCGGGATGTTGTCGGGGCGCGTTGCGGAGACGAGGCCCCCGGAAAAGGTCGTGTTCCCGTCGATTACCGGCTGGTCGTCCAGCGCGTCTGAGGATTGAAATGGCATGGCTTCACAACACGTCGTCCATCGTCCAGACGGGCATGGCGTCCGGAATGATGCGCGACACTTGCTGCTGCTGGTTGCGCTCCATGTCCTTCATCACGGAGACAAGCGCCGCAGCCTCGGCAAACTTGGCCTGCGCCTTGCCGTGCTGCCGAGAGTATTCCAGAAGGTCGCCCTCCACGAAGGCCATGATGGCGTTCTCGCAGCCGCGAATAGAGAAATCGGCATCCGCCGACACCGCCGCAGCCTCGCCAAGCTGGCGGGTGGGGCTTTGCTGCTTCCCGAGGATGTACAGCGTTCCGTTGGCGTTGGGGGCCGGGATGAGCTTGATCTTGGGAACCCCGGAGAACCCGTAGAGCGCCGGGTTCATCTCCCTTGGAAGGTTGACGAAGTTGCTTGGCGTCGCCCTGCGGGAATCGACGTTGTTCCATGCGCCCGGGTCCAACTGGAAGAACAACTGCCAGTCCGCCGATGGAACCTCCACGCCATCCGGGTCGGCGTCCGTCGTGAAGCGGATGGCAACCACCAGGTCCAGGAACATGGCCCCGTTCGTGGACGCATAGCTCATGTCCACAAGGTCGTCGATGATGACCGGATCGACGCCCGCCGTGATGGACTTCGTGACAACGCCAAGCGTGTCGTTCCAAAGGCACGAATCCCAAAGCAGTGCATAGCGCCGGACGGCAAACCGCTTCGCCAAGGCCAGCGTGTCGGCGTCCGTGAACGAGAGCTTGTCGCAAGCCGCCTGTGCCGCCTCGCTGGGTTTCATGCTAGATGAGCCTCAAGAACAACCTGAGATTCCACTCCGTCGGGTTGAACGTCACAATTCCGCCGGTGTTGCGATTCATGATCTGTGATACGTTTCCTCCAACGTTCGTCGTCAGATACCAACTGGATGCGTTGACCGTGAGTTGGTAAAAGGCATTCCCCCATGTCGTAAACCAAACAGACGACAACGGCACCCTGTCCCCGATTGAAAACCCGTTGTTGGCCGTCACGCATTCAAGGAACGCATCGAATTGAACCGGGTTTGCCCCAAGCGTGTGGGCACCCGTGATTTGTGCCACCCCACCCGTGTTGTTCCATGCGTAAAGCGTTGCAAGGCTGATGTTTCCGCTGTCCCAAACGGTTGGCCTGATTGCCGAAACCAACGCCGTCTTGACCCTGTTGGAGTCCGCCGAGTCGCGAATCAGAACCGTGTCGGCACCGACCGGAGTCGCCTTGGAGGCAAGGTTTGGGGTCGTCCACGTCGCGGCGTTCAGGGTGAATGAGTCTCCAGCGGCATCTCCAACGGTCGTGTTGCCGTTGAAGGTTGCATTCCCGGTGACGGTGAGGTTGCCACCGCAGTTGACCGCCCCGGTCGTCGTGAGGCTGCCAGCCGATGCGGAGCCAAGCGCGGACGTGGACGTGGCCGTGATCGTCGGGGATGAAATCCCGCCGCTGAACGTGGCTGGCTGGGCAAACGAAACGCTGGAGTTGAACTGCACCGACCCGTTGAAGGTCGCAACCCCGCCCACGGTAAGGGACCCGGACAGGGAG